TAATAAAAAAAAATATGTAACTTTACACTGATGAAAAAGCAATCAGAAACTAGTAGGAAAATTATAAAGTTTGTTAGTCGACCTGGCGTTCATGCTAAGAGTAAGACATCAAAGTTAAAGACATCAAGGAATTATAAAAAAAAATATAAAGGACAAGGAAAATGAAAATAAATAACTATAACAATTCAACGCCAACAACAGGTACTAGATTAATTGGATCAAACAGTACGGGAGATACATTTAATTTTACCGTTCAATCAGTTTTTGACTTAATATATAGTGGTGTATTAAATGTTAATGCGTCAGTTATTGCAACAAATGGATTAACGGCTGCCACAATTACTAGTACAAATACATACTTTACTGGTACGACTGGAGCTAGTTTTGCTTTAACATTACCAGCAGCAAACTCCAACTTAAATGGGATCAAGTATACCATAATGTCAACAGCTGCAAGAGCTAGTACAACCTTTGCTTCTACTGGTGCAACATTTGTTGGTGCACCTGCTGCATTAATAGCAAATACTCCAGTATGTTTTCAGTACAATCACTCTAACACAACTTGGTATATTTCTATGTGACAATGTCACAATTATTTGTATATTTGTATAATAAATTTAATAAAATGAAAAAAATAAAAAAAGATGAGCTATCTAAGTTAGTGGAGCTCAACACAAATTTTCGGGAATTAAAATTCCAGTTGGCAGATATTGAGGTTACATTCAATAGACTAAACAGCCAAAAAGTTTCTACACTTGCAAACATTGAAACAGCAGCCTACGATTTATCTTTATATCAAGATAAAATTGTTGAGCAGTATGGTGATATAAAGGTAAATCTACAGACAGGTGAATATAATTAGAAAAGTTTCTATTGGTCCTGACTACATGAAGTGCATGCACTATATGTTAGGGCAAGAAGTTCTTGATAGAACTTGGGTAATAGATTCCATACTAAAGGATGACTCTGGATCAATATCTATATGGATAATTAAGTCTGGAGAAATAATTAAGTGGAAAACTTTTTCTAGTAACGTTCCAACATCAATAGAGTTTAAAATAGATTTTTAATGAAGTCACCATACTGTTTTATCATCAAGCCAGTTGATGGAAAGCGGTACGATAATATAAGGACTTACGGAGGTAAGCCATTTATCATAAGCTCATCACAGGAGGACCACAAATCTACAAATAGGTTTGCTGAGGTAATCTGTACTCCAATGTACTATACTGGACCAATAATGCCAGGAGACATAGTCGTTGTTCATCACAACACATTTAAGTTTTACTATGACATGAAGGGTAGACAAAAGAGTAGCTGGAACTACTTGTTTGATGACTTCTTTATCGTTCAGGACGATCAACTGTACCTGTATAAGTCAGGTGACTCTGAATGGATGGCACCGTCACCATTTTGTTTTGTGAAGCCAATACCAACTGAAGATAAAGTTTTTTCATCTCTTGGCAGTTTAGAAGAACTTTGGGGTGAGCTTGTAATCACTAATGAAGAATTACTAGATGTTTCTGTTGGAGATATTGTTTCATTTACCCCAGACAGTGAGTATGAGTTTAAGATAAATGGTGAATTAATTTATAGAATGTACAATAGGAATATATGTCTAAAAAAATAGAAATACTAGAGGCTGGTAAAAAAGCTATTGACGAGTTAATTAAGGTCTTAAAAGAGCCAATTATAACTCATGCTGAGGATGACCTTACAGCTGATAAATTAAAAAATGCAGCGTCTGCTAAAAAATTAGCCTTTGACGATGCACTATCTATGCTACATAAGATTGAGGAGGAAGAGAATAAAGATAAAAATGTAGACATCATCAAGATTGATCATGGAAGGCAAGGATTTGCTGAGGGAAGAGCTAAGAATGGAAAATAACTTATATAGAGTTGTTGTAGATCAAGTTCCCAAAAGTGTTGTAACTACAAGGAACAAAAAAAAAGCTTGGTCTTATGGATACAGTAGTGACTATGACTTTGTTGTAATATCTAAGGACGGGACTATAGGTGATATATACGAAATAGCAGGCCTAAAGGTTGCACTTCCAAGCACCCCAACCAAGGTAGACAACTTTAACAATGTTTGGACTCCAAAAGAATACCCTGAAGAACTACAAAAAATAAAAACAGTTTTTGATTGGAATAGGAGGGACAATGTTTTTAAGTCACGATATATAGACTTAGTCGAGGGTGAGTTTGACAAGAGGGAGTATGGTTATTGGTTTATGAATAATAATACCCCTACCTATATAACTGGTACTCATTACATGTACTTACAGTGGACAAAGATAGACATTGGACTTCCTGATTTTCGTGAGTCAAATAGGATATTTTATATTTTTTGGGAGGCTTGTAAGTCTGACGCTAGATCTTTTGGTATGTGCTACCTAAAAAATAGACGTTCTGGATTTTCTTTTATGTCAAGTGCTGAAGTGTGTAATACTGGTACAATAGTAAGAGATTCTAGGATTGGAATTATGTCAAAGACTGGTAGTGATGCCAAGAAGATGTTTACAGATAAAGTTGTACCTATTGTAAGAAATTATCCATTTTTTTTCAAGCCTATTCAGGATGGTATGGATAACCCAAAGACTGAGTTAGCTTTTCGTGTGCCAGCAAGTAAGATCACACGCAAGAATATGGATCAAGAAGCTCAAAATGAAATTGATGGTCTTGATACTACAATTGACTGGAAGAATACTGCTGACAATAGTTATGACGGTGAAAAATTATTACTTCTTATAGAAGATGAAGCAGGTAAGATAGAGAGACCTGAAAATATATTAAATGGATGGCGAGTAAGAAAAACTTGTTTAAGATTAGGTAGTAGGATTGTTGGAAAGTGCATGATGGGTTCAACGTCAAATGCATTATCAAAAGGTGGAGGAAATTTTAAAAAACTATTTAACGATAGTAACACTACATCACGATCTGCCAATGGTCAAACCAAGCAGGGATTGTATTCATTATTTATCCCAATGGAATGGAATATTGAGGGGTACATTGATAGGTACGGATGGCCAGTTTTTGAAGATCCAAAAACACCAGTTATTGGAATGGACGGAGAAAAAATAACTAACGGTGTTATTACTTGGTGGAACAATGAGGTTGCAGCATTAAAGTCTGATGCTGACGCACTAAATGAATTTTATCGTCAGTTCCCAAGGACAGAGTCTCATGCATTTAGGGATGAGTCAAAGCAGTCATTGTTTAACTTGACAAAAATATACCAGCAGATTGACTATAACGACTCCTTAATTAAGGATAGAGTTGTAACTAGGGGATACTTTCATTGGAAGGATGGCAAACAAGATACTACTGTAATATGGACTCCTGATCAAAAGGGCAGATTTCTTGTTTCATGGATACCAGATCAAAATAAAAGAAACAATGTATTAGATAGAAAGGGAAAAAAATATCCTGGCAATGAGCATATGGGTGCGTTTGGATGTGACCCATATGACATATCTGGTGTTGTTGGAGGCGGAGGATCAAATGGTGCTCTTCATGGAATGACTAAGTTTCATATGGAAAATGCACCAACAAATGAGTTTTTTTTAGAGTATATAGCAAGACCTCAGACAGCGGAGATATTCTTTGAGGATGTTCTTATGGCATGTGTATTTTATGGTATGCCAATACTAATTGAGAACAATAAGCAACGACTACTCTATCACTTTAAAAATAGAGGTTACAGGGCATTTTCAATTAATCGTCCAGACAAACACTATAGCAAGCTATCTAAGACTGAAATAGAACTTGGGGGTATACCTAACTCATCTGAGGATGTAAAGCAAGCTCATGCGTCAGCTATTGGATCTTATATTGAAGAATACGTTGGCATAGATCTTGATGGACATTACCGTGATTCAGACAGCATGGGCTCTATGTATTTTACAAAAACACTTGAGGATTGGGCTAGGTTTGACATAAACAATAGAACAAAACATGACGCATCAATTAGCTCAGGACTTGCTATTATGGCAACAAAAAAATATATCGTAACACCTGAGAAAACAAATACAAAAATAAGTATTAAATTTGTGCAATACGATAACAGAGGAAACAGAAGCGAAATAATAAAATAATGGATAAACCATCAGTTTTAATATACCAAAACTCATTTCCCAACCAAACAGCGTCTGATGAAGAAAAGGCAACCATTGAATATGGGCTAAAGGTTGGTAAAGCAATTGAGGGGGAGTGGTTTAAAAAGAAAACAAATAGTTGTAGATTTTACGACCAGTGGGGAGAGTACCATAGACTTAGACTTTATGCTAGGGGGGAACAACCAATTCAAAAATATAAGAACGAGCTATCAATTAATGGTGACATGTCTCACCTAAATCTTGATTGGTCTCCAGTACCTATAATTCCAAAGTTTGTTGATATTGTTGTAAACGGAATGTCTGATAGATTGTTTACAGTAAAAGCTGAAGCTCAAGATGTTATGTCTGCTGAGAAAAAAAATAGTTTTCAAGATATGATCGAGTCAGATATGATTGCAAAAGATTTCTTGCAATTAACTAAATCTGAGTTTGGTGTTGATGCATTTAATATTGATCCAAATGATCTACCAGAGAACGATGAAGAGCTTTCACTTTATATGCAGCTTAAGTACAAGCCTAGTATTGAAATTGCTGAAGAAGTAGCAATTGATACGGTGTTTAAGATGAACGATTACTCAGAGACAAGAAGTCTTATTGACTATGACATCGCAACAATTGGTTTAGGAGTTGCAAAGCATTCCTTTTTAATAAACGATGGTGTAAATATAGAATACGTTGACCCTGCAAACTGGATACACAGTTATACTGAAAAACCTGATTTTTCTGACTGTTATTATTTTGGTGAGGTAAAGATGGTTCACTACACTGAGCTAAGGAAAATAAATCCAAACTTAACTGACGAAGAATTATCTGAGATAAGGGAGGCTGGAACTGCTTGGTATGATTATTTTTCAATAGTTAAAAGATATCAAGATGACGCTTTTTTAAATGAGGTTGTCACTCTTCTTTATTTTAATTATAAAACAGACAAGAGGTTTGTTTGGAAGAAAAAAATATTAGAGAATGGTGGTGAAAAAGTAATAAGAAAAGATTCTTCATTTAATCCTCCAGTAGAGGAAGGAATGATGTATGAAAAAATAGAAGCCGTAAGGGATGTTTGGTACGATGGTATACTTGTTGGAGGCTCTAATAAGATTATAAAGTGGGAGATGATGAAAAATATGGTTCGTCCAAAGTCAGCATCTCAGCACGCTCTTTCAAATTATGTTGCATACGCACCAAGAATGTATAAAGGTAACGTTGAGTCTCTTGTTAGAAGAATGATTCCATTTGCTGATCAAATACAGTTAACACATTTAAAGTTACAGCAAGTTATGTCTAGGATTGTTCCAGACGGTGTTTTTATTGATGCTGATGGAATAAATGAGGTTGACTTAGGTACTGGTGCAGCATACAATCCAGAGGATGCATTAAAAATGTACTTTCAGACGGGTAGCGTAATAGGAAGAAGTTATACTCAAGATGGAGACTTTAATAATGCAAGAATACCTATTCAAGAATTAAACACAAACAGTGGTCAATCTAAAATGGCAGCTTTAATAGGCAACTACAATCATTACCTAGGAATGCTTCGTGATGTTACGGGTATAAATGAGGCCAGAGATGGATCTACACCTAATCCAGATGCACTAGTTGGTATACAAAAGATGGCTGCTTTAAGCTCTAACACTGCTACTAGGCATATACTAGAGGCTGGTCTTTCTATAACAAAAAGACTTGCTACATGTATTTCCTTAAGAATTGGAGATATTCTTGAGTATTCTGATTTTGCAGAAGAATTTTCAATGCAGATTGGTAAATACAACGTATCAATACTTAATGATATTAAAGACTTGTATTTGCATGATTTTGGAATATTCATGGAAATTTCTCCAGATGAAGAGCAAAAACAAAAGCTAGAAAATAATATTCAAGTTGCACTACAACAGCAAACTATAGATTTAGAAGATGCTATTGATATTAGGATGATTAATAATATGAAGCTGGCAAATGAGATGCTTAAGGTTAAGCGTAGAAAAAGAATGGAGGCCCAGCAGAAACAGAAACAAGAAGAGATGCAGATGCAGAGTCAGATGAACATGCAGTCACAACAAATGGCAGCTGAACAAAAGGCACAGCTATTCCAGATTGAGGCACAAGCTAAGATGCAGTTAAAGGAGGCTGAAGCAAATTACGCTATAATGACAATGAATGCTGAGGTTGAAGCTAAGAAAAGCTTAATGGACCTTGAGTTCCAGTATAACATGCAACTAAAAGGCATAGAGGTAGATGGAATGTTAACAAGAGACAAAGATAAAGAAAAAGCTAAGGACAAAAGAGTTGACCTTCAAGCAAGTAGACAGTCTGACTTAATTAACCAAAGAAAAAATAACTTACCACCAATGAACTTTGAGAGTAATGAAGATAGTCTTGATGGTTTTGATTTAGAATCTTTTAATCCTAGATAATAATGAACAAAAGAACAACAAAAACAACAACAATAGATCCATTAAGATTTACACCTAATGTAATTGGGAATAATGACTTTGTAGATCTAGGATTGGGAATGCAAAATAAAAATATATCAGCTAATATAAACACATCTTTTTATAAAGGTGGTATGGGTAGTAGAATTAATGCAATATACAATACACCGTTTAATAATAGTAATCTTTCTTTTGGTGGAGGTTTAAGTAAGGATACTGGATCACCATTAAATTATGAATTAAATGTTGGAGTAACAATACCAATAACCTCAAAAATAAAGAAAAGAAATAAATTGTAACTTTGTAATAATAAATTAAATAAAATGGAAGGAGAATTTAAAGTAAGAGCTGTTGAATTTGAAGAAAAATCAGCAGTTGAAATTGAAGAAAAATTGCTTAAGGAACACGAAGAGAGATTAAATCCTACAAGTGAACCACAAGAGCAGGTAAATGAAATTCCTGAGGTAGATATTGATGAAAATAAAATCATATCTTACTTAGGTAAGAGATACAATAAAGAGATATCATCTCTTGATGATATATGGGAACAAAGACAGGTAAGTGAAGATTTGCCCGAAGATGTTTCAGCATTTTTAAAGTATAAAAAAGAAACAGGTCGAGGTATAAATGATTTTATTAATCTAAATAAAGATTATGATTCATTAGACCAAGACACTTTGCTTTTTGATTTCTATAAGGAACAAAACAAGGGGCTTGACTCCGAGGATATTCGTTTTGAAATTGAAAGTAAGTTTAGTTTTGACGAAGACTTTGATGAAGAGAAAGACGTTAAGAAAAAACAACTAGCAAAGAAAAAAGAGCTTGCTAAAGCTAAAGAGTATTTTAACAACTTAAAAGAACAGTACAAAGTTCCACTTGAGTCAAGTGAATCTTTTGTTCCTAAAGAAGAAAGAGATGCTTATAATGCTTACAAGGAATATAGAGAAACCACAACTGCAAGCGAGCAGGAACAAGAGCGTAGATCTAAGTATTTTGCTGATAAAACAACAGAACTGTTTTCTGATAAATTTGAAGGTTTCAAGTTTAACATGGACGAAAATAGTAAATTAGTTTATAAGCCAGCAGAATCACAAGAACTACTGAAGGAACAGTCTACATTAAATAATTTTGTAAATAAATTTTTAAATGATGATGGATACCTTCAAGACGCTGAGTTGTTTCATCGTGCTATTGCCGTTGCCTCTAATCCAGAAAAATTTGCCAAATTCTTTTATGAAAAAGGCAAGTCAGAGGCGGTTGAGGGTGTTGCAAAAGAGTCTAAAAATATTGACATGACTCGTCAGGCAACGTCTGTAACACCAACACAAGGATTTCAGGTACGATCAGTAGACGCAGAGCGTGGAAATAGATTAGTAATTAGAAAACTTAAAAATTAGAAATTATGGCTGGTACATTAGCAGCGAGTCCAGGGGTAGCGATTACTCCTAGCTCAGTAAAGGCAACATTGCCTACAAACTATATTACAAACTTTAACTTCTTGAATCAGTATCTTCCAGATACATATGAGCAAGAATTTGAGCGTTATGGTAATAGATCAATTGCATCATTCTTACGTATGGTTGGTGCAGAACTTCCTTCTAACTCTGACATGATTAAATGGGCAGAACAAGGTCGTTTACATACAAAATACACAGGATTAACATTTGGTGCTTTAGCATCAGGTGCTCAAACGTTTACAATACCTGCATCAGCTATTTGTAACTTTCGTGTAGGTCAAACTGTATTTCTTTCTTCAGAAAGCATAACAGCTGAATCACAGAAAGCTTTAATAACAGCGGTTTCAGGAAGTACTTTTACAGTTGCTTACTATAACAACGTAGCTACAACTTTTACAGCTGCAACAACAGTAACAGCATTTGTTTACGGTTCTGAGTTCCAAAAGGGCGTAGCTGGAATGCAAGGTTCTAATGAGTCACAAGATTTATTTTTTGATAATAAGCCTATTATTATTAAAGATAAATATATTGTTTCTGGTTCAGAAATGGCACAAGTTGGATGGGTTGAAGTAACTACAGAAAACGGTGCTACTGGATATTTATGGTACATTAAATCAGAACACGAAACACGTTTACGTTTTGAGGATTACTTAGAGATGGCAATGGTTGAAGGAATTCCTGCTGCTGCATCATCTGCTGCTTTATCACAACTATCTCCTGCGTCAGCTTCAGCTCCAGGATCTGCTGCTGGTACAACTGCTGCTGGTACTCAAGGTATGTTTAACGCTATTGAGACTCGTGGTAACGTATGGTCTGGAGGTACTCCATCTACATTGGGTGACTTTGACACAATCGTACAGCGTCTTGACAAGCAAGGAGCAATTGCTGAAAATGCATTGTTCTTAAATCGTCAATTTTCTTTTGATATCGATGATATGTTAGCTGCACAAAACTCTTATGGAGCAGGTGGTACGTCTTACGGTCTTTTCGATAACTCAGAGGAGATGGCATTGAATTTAGGATTCTCTGGATTTAAGAGAGGTTATGAGTTCTACAAGACTGACTGGAAGTACTTAAACGATGCTACACTTCGTGGTGGTCTTGTTGGAGGTGCTGTTAACGGTGTTTTAGTTCCAGCAGGAACGATGAATGTATACGATCAAGTTCTTGGTAAAAATGCAAGACGACCGTTCTTACACGTTCGTTACCGTGCATCTGAAACTGAAGACAGACGTTACAAGACTTGGATGACAGGTTCAGCAGGTGGTGCTGCAACAAGTGATTTAGACGCAATGGAGGTTAACTTCTTGTCTGAAAGAGCTTTGTGTACACTAGGTGCAAACAACTTCTTTATCTTCAAAGGATAAGAATAATTAAAGAGAGGGACATCAGTGTCCCTCTCTATTTTTTTTTAATAAATTAAATTATATAAAATGGAAAAGATTAAAAGAGTAAAATTAGAATCAAAAGACAGAACTTACTTACTAAAAGGAGATACTACTCCACTGAGCTATTTCATAGCATCAAAAGACACCCCAAGAACAAGATTGCTTTATTATGATGAGCAAACAAATGCAAACTATCCACTTAGGTACGCTAGGAATTCAAAATCCCCATTTCAAGATGAGCAAGACCAAAACGTTATATTGGAACCAATTGTATTTGAGGATGGCGTTTTAAACGTTCCAAAAACAAATCCTGTTCTACAAGAGTTTATGCATTATCATCCAGGAAATGGAACTGAGTTCTATGAATTTGATAATGAAAAAGATGCACAGGAAGATGTAACTATGCTATACGATCAGCTTGATGCACAGATAGCTGCTAGGGACTTAGACATATCAGTATTAGAGTCTGTCGCTCGTTTGTTAATGGGATCAAATGTTGAATTAATGAAGACGACTGAATTAAAGAGAGACGTTATGCTTTTTGCTAAACGTTACCCTCAAGAATTTATGGAGGCTGTTAATGACCCATCATTAAGAATTAGCAATATAGCTGCAAGAGCATTGTCTGATGGTTATTTGATTTACAAGAACAATAAAAAGGAGATTTACTTTAACTTTAAAGACAATAAAAAGAAGCTACTTACCGTTCCATTTGGAGAGGATCCACTTTATGTACTGTCTTCATACTTTCAGTCAGATGAAGGTTTAGAGCTTTATAAACACCTTGAAGATAAGTTCTCAGAAAATTAGTATATTTGCATTGTTATTAACAACTAAAACATTTTAAAATGAACAGAAAATTCTTACAATTTACTATTGGAGCAGCGAATTCTTTAGTAAAAACATTAATCTCGGCTAACGCTGATTACTTTATCACAATGCCTACTACTACTACGGTATTGTTTCATGCTTATTCAGCACATGCAGGATCTGATGTAATTACAGTTACGTTTCTTACTGCTGATGCTACTTATGCGTCACACTATGCAGTTATCAATGCATTAGCTTCTGCTAACAGTTCATCATCTAGCCCTGATGCAATTATTATCCCTGCATTACCAATGGTTGGAGCGACTCAACAATTGATTTCTACTGTAGCTATCAATTAATAGTAATTAGTAATTAAACTATTAAGGGCACTTTTTAATTAGAGTGCCTTTTTTTGTTTATCTTTGTAAAAAGACTTACAATGATAAATGATGTCAGGAACACTGTTCTGTCAATAATAAGCAAGGACAATAGAGGTTATATTACGCCAGACGAGTTCAACTTGTTTGCAAAGCAGGCACAGCTTGAAATATTTGAGCAGTATATATATTCCTACTCCAATTCAATCAACAAGCAAAATGCTAGAATGTTTGGTGAGGGGTATACGGATGTGCCTAAAAATCTAGGGGAAGTTATTGATGAGTTTTCTGTTCTTGTTTCACTATCTTATTCAGCACCATATTTTTTACCTCCAGCAAATTACTACTACCTAGAGAGGGTTATGTACAATAATAATATTGAGGTAGAAAAAGTTAGTCAAAGAAAGATATCTGCACTATTAAACTCAAACTTAACAGCTCCTGATGTTTCTTATCCAGTATACACACTACAAGAAACAGGGGTAATTGTATATCCGACAACAATAGTAAACAATATAACGACTCAATACATAAGGTACCCAAAAGATCCTGTATGGTCATACACAAATATTTCTGCTGGACAGCCAGTATTTAATGCAAGTGCATTTAACTATCAAGACTTTGAGTTACCATTAAGTGATTTTGCTAATTTAGTGGTAAAAATATTACAGTATGCTGGACTTTCAATTAGAGAAGCAGAAGTAGTTTCAGCAGCTAAGTCAGAAGAAATACAAGACTCACAACAAAAACAGTAGTAGATGCCATATATAAACAATTATCAGTACTATAAAAATAATGGTCTTATACCAGAGGATGAGAACTGGGGGTCTTATCAGTATGTTAGCTTGTCTGACATTGTTAACAACTTCATATTGATGTATGTTGGCAATGATAAACTTGTGAACAATGTTGATAGATATACCATTCTTTTTCATGCAAAAAGATCAATACAAGAGTTAAACTATGACGCATTAAGAAACATAAAAGTCTTAGAGTTAGAGATAGGTGATTCTCTTCAGATGGTTATGCCTCCAGACTATGTTAACTATGTTAGAATATCAATGTTACATCAAGGGGTCCTTATACCACTTGTTGAAAATAGATCAGCAATGTCAGCAACAGCTTACTTGCAAGACAATAATCTTGATATTATATTTGATGTGAATGGTCAGGTTATTATAGGAAAATCAAAGATTGATATACTTAGAGGTGACAACATGTTGTATACGGGGCCAGGTATATATAATGGACAAATGGGATACTGTTGTGATGGCAACTGGTATTTTGGTTATGGAATAGGATCAAGATATGGATTAGACACTGAAAATGCAAACGTTAATCCTAAGTTCACAATCAACAAAGAAGCTGGAGTAATTAACTTTTCATCTGGTGTTCAAAATACATTTATTGTACTTGAGTATATATCAGATGGTATGGAGAATGGTGACTCAACAAAAATTACTATAAATAAATTAGCTGAAGAGTATGTGTACAACTACTTAAAGTGGGCTGTTTTAAATAATAAATATGGTGTGCAGGAGTACATAGTAAGTAGAGCTAAGAAAGAAAAAAGTGCAACATTAAGAAACACAAAGATTCGTCTAAGCAACATGCACCCATCAAGATTGTTGATGAGTTTAGCTGGTCAAGATAAGTGGATTAAATAATTATGGCAGAAAGTAAAAGAACATTTGTTGCGGGTAAAATGAACCAAGATGTTGACGAAAGGTTATTGCCTGATGGTCAATATCGATCTGCAAAAAATATTACAATAGAATCAACTGGTGGTTCAAATATGGGTGCTATACAAAATGCAAGGGGAAACACATTAATGTTTTCTCCTACAGCATTTCTTTTGTCTAGAGGTATAACTATAACAAATCCAAAAACAATTGGTGCAGTGGTATACGAACCACTTAATCTTATTTATTGGTTTATTACTTCTGATAATTTTGATGGTATTTTTGAATTTAATCAAAGAACTGAAACTACGGCTTTAGTTATAGGTAGTACAACTAATCAATTAAACTTTGATGCTACTTCACTAATAACAGGTGTTAATTATTTATTTTCAGATGATGGTAGTTTTTTATTTTGGACAGACAACATTAATCCTCCAAGAAAAATAAATATAACTAGAGCAAAATCATATTCTATAAATGATTCTAGAATAAATATAGACATTGATGTAGTATTAAGACCTCCATTAAATAGCCCATCGTTAGAATTAAAGGCATCTAATAATAATAATGATGCCGTTGAGTCAAATAATATAGAAGAAAAGTTTCTTTATTTTAGTTATAGATACAAATATATTGATAATGAGTTTAGCTCAATGTCACCGTTTTCTTCTGTAGGATTTAACGCAAAACCACTTTCATTTGATCCAGTTACTGGTGATAATATTGGAATGTTAAACAAAAATAATATAGTACGTATTACTTTTCAGACTGGAAATGAGTTTGTAAAAGAAATACAAATTTTAGCAAGAGATACCAGATCGTTAAATGTAATGGTGGTAGAGACACTAAATAAAAACGATGAGAATATTGCTAATAATTCAGTTTCATTTTTTGATTTTAGAAACAATAAGATATACGCTACATTACCATCTGATCAAGTAACAAGGATTTTTGATAATGTACCACTTAAGGCCCAGGCACAAGATATAATAGGAAATAGATTGATATATGGTAATTATACTCAATTTAGAGATATTCCAAAAATAAATTATGTCGTTGGTTTTAATTCTTATCTTACTGAGATGCCAACTATTATTAACCCTAGAAAAACTTTTAGAAGTGACCGTGATTATGAGGTAGGTATAGTTTATGGTGATGAATATGGTAGAATTACAACTG